ATGTATTATGTTGCAATCTTTGATTGGACCTATAGCTAACTTAGCTGGTACTTTTCTTAAAAATAAAGCTGCTGAAAAGCAAGCTGTACATGAATCCAAGTTACGCCGTATTACAAATGACGGTGATTGGGAAACTCAACAAGCTGCTGCCTCACAAACCTCATGGAAAGATGAATGGTTTGCTGTAGTTTTAAGTTTGCCATTGATAGGTGCTTTTATACCTTCTATGGTTCCCTACGTTGAACAAGGATTTACTGTATTGTCTACTATGCCTGATTACTACAAAGCCTTTCTAGGTGGCGCTATAGCTGCAAGTTTTGGTATTAAAACCTTGTCTACTTGGGGTAAATAGTGAATATCAATTTAGACTTATCTAACCTAGGCAATCTAGACGATTTAGTTAATAACTACTATAAAGAAAACCCTGTAGTTACCTCAGAACCTGTAGTTACTAAGCCAGCACCTGTAGTTACCTCAACACCTGTAGAGTATACTTCTCTAAACAATCCTTTCCTTGACTATCGCAATACTTTATCCGGTGGCGCTAACTATTTTGATATTAACGATGTAGATAATGTAGATGATTTTTATGACACTGCATTTCAAAAAGCATTTTCTGATACAGGTTATTTATTAGACTCTGATATTATTGGAGGCGAAGGTGGTGTTGGTGGAGGATCAATAGACTATAACCCTACTCGTATACTTAGCGAACAAGAGTACCGTGGCTTTGTTGGAGATACCCCAGCTTATCTAAGTGACTTTGGTAATGACATTACTACTGTAAATAAAACAGTACAGGCTTACTCTGCTGTAAAAGATTTATCTTCTACTGAAGAACTAGCGTCAGCTTTAAGTTCTTACTATGGTTACAATGTTACAGCCAGTGAACAATCTTTTAGTAAATCTGACTTTGGCGGTAATTTAGGTAAGCATACTAATTCTTCAGACTCTGAGTTACAGCAGTTTCATTCTCTTGTAGAACCTATTCTTAAAGATCAAATATCTTACTTGCAAGCTACTAAAGGTTTGAGCTATCAAGACGCTTTAATGCAGTCTTATAATAGTGACCCAATGCTGCAAGCTCTTTATCATAAATATGATGTCAGCCCTGTTAGACAAACTAAAGATGGCTCTACTTATCTTTATGATCCTTTTAGCTTTAGTGAAATAAGAACTTTTGAGTCTAAAGATCCTTCAGTAAAAGATATTGCAGTAGACATAGGAAAAGCAGTAGCTCTTACCATGCTACTAGGGCCAGCAGTAGGTGGAACTCTTGATGCAATTAACGCTGGGGTATATGCTGCTGGTGTTCCTTCTGCACTTTCAACTGCCGTGGCTTATGCAACAACAAGTGCAGCGGCTGTTAACATGGCTACTGCTGCTACAGTATCTGCTATTTTAGGAGGAGATCCTTTACAAGCTGCCTTAACCGCAGGTCTTCCTATTGGTAAAATTCCTATTCCCGGAACTAACGGAATGACTATAGATCAGTTTGTAATAGATAAAACTGGTTTGAATGCAGGTCAATTTCAATTAGTATTAGGCGCAACTCCTATGGGTACTGCTATGACAGCAGTTCAAGCAATGGGAATCCCTATGGGTTCAGGAGGAGGCCCAACAGGAGTAGGGCCAGACTTTAATCCTTACATCAATAACATTGCTGCTTCTGTTGCTGGTACTACTGTAGAAGAAGAAGAAGAAAGATACAACATTGAATTAGCAGCTTATATAGCAGATACTATAGCTGATCAAGACACTACAGATCCTGTAGACACTACAGAAACAGACACACAGCCTGATCCTATAGACTCAGACGGCGATGGCGTTACAGATGACTTAGATGCTTTTCCTAATAATGCTAGCGAAACTACCGACACTGACGGAGATGGAGTAGGAGATAATGCTCAAAGAATAGCTGAAGAAGAAGCTAAAGAAGCTCAAAGAATAGCAGATGAAAGAGCTGAAGAACAGAGGATAGCTGACGAAGAAGCTAAAGAAGCTCAAAGAATAGCTGATGAAAAAGCTAAAGAAGCTCAAAGAATAGCTGATGCAGAGGCTGAAGAAGAAGCTAAAGAAGCTCAAAGAATAGCAGATAAAAAAGCTGAAGAACAGAGAATAGCTGATGAAAAAGCTAAAGAAGCTCAAAGAATAGCTGATGAAAAAGCTAAAGCACAAGCAAAAGGTAAAGAAGCTTTTGATAAGTTTCAGAAAGAAAAAACAGATAGAGAACAAAAAAGATTAGAAAGAGAAGCAAAAGAGTCTCTTGAGCAAGAAGATTTTGACATTGAAGTAGATACTACAGTAGACAATACTGAACCTGAACTAGATGATCCTGATATATATCAAAAGGCTCCTAAAAAAGATGCTTCAGGCGGAGGCGGTGGTGGTTCTTCTGGAGGCGGTGGAGACTCAGGCGCAGGAGATGGTGCCGATAAAGAAACAGGAGGCAGTACAGACGGTATTGCTGTAGAAGATCCTATTCTTGAAGAAGTAGAAAAAACAACTATTGATTCTTTTGGAGAATCAACAGAATCTGAGATTATTTCTAGGAATCTTTATGAGGCCGCTCTCAACGAAAAAGATCCTGATCTAAAACAAAAACTAATTAAAGAATATATAAAATATGGAGGTTTGTATGCACAAGAGTTAGCAAACAATACTCCTTATAAGGAAGTATACCCAGATCCTATTAAATATAAGAAAACTGAAGTAGTTGATAACTCCTATAATGAAGGAGAGTTTAATCTTGCATATATTAACGGATACCTTGGCGGTTCTTTTGGTCAAGTAGATAAAAACAATGACGGTACAGTTACTCCGCAAGAACTGTATGACTGGGAACATACTAAACCTTCTGAAGAAAAAGCCACCTCAATTATTAACTCTTTTCTTGCTGGGATAAATACATCTAAGGCAGACACCGCTTCAGAAAGCACTGGAGGCTCCGGTATGATGAGCACTATAAACACGGGAGGAGGAGAAACAGCCTCTACTGACTCATCAGGGTCAGGAGCTTCCGGTATAAGTGCTGGAGGAGGTACTGGAGGTGCTGGAACAGGTACTGGAGATGCTGCTGGTGGAGCAGGTACAGGAACAGTCGGAGGTGCTACTGGTGAAGGAACTGGAGAAGGCACAGGCACAGGAACTGGATCTGGTAGCGGTAGTGGTTCAGGTACTGGCACTGGTACTGGTGACGGCTCTGGCAGCGGTGCAGGGGCAGGTGCTGGGACAGGCAGTGGTATGTTTGGAGGTGCAGGCTCAGGAGGAGCAGCAGGACAGTCATCAGTAACTGACTTAGTGTTTAGTGACTACATGAATAAATACCAAGCACCAGAGTTACAAAAGCGTGTGTTGCCGTTACAAGGTTATCAAGCACCACAAGGTTTATTTAGAGGAATAATTTAATGGCTACAACGTACCTAAGTTTAATGAATAGTGTACTGAGAAGACTAAGAGAAGAAGAAGTAGCTGATGTTACTGAAACAGCTTACTCTAAAATGGTAGGAGACTACATTAACGATGCTAAGAGTTTAGTACAGGACTCACATGATTGGTCTACTTTAAGAAAGACTGTGGTTGTACCTACAGTAGAAAATACTACAGAATATAGCTTGACAGGAGCAGGAGAACGTGTTAAACTATATAGTGCTATAAACGATACTTCAAACTTTTTTATGCATTATGAAACACCTAACTGGTTCAGCAATGCTTACTACATCTCAGGGGAAGTCACAGGCACTCCAGACTCCTACACGTTTAGTGGAGTAGACAGTAATGCTGATACTAAAGTAAGAGTATACCCTAAGCCATCCGGTGTGTTCTCACTACGCTTTGATGTGTGCTCTAGAGAACCTGATTTAGCTGTTGATGCAGACACTACTGTACTACCGGCTATGGCTATTATACACAACGCTGTAGCTTTGCTTGCTAGAGAGCGCGGTGAGACAGGTGGCACTACTACACAAGATTATTTTATTATTGCTGACAAACATCTTAGTGATGCGATTGCACAAGACGCATATAAGAACCCTGAAGAATTTATTTACACGGTGCAATAATGGCACAGCAAAGAGAAAACATATACATTGGTGCTCCAGGATTTAGAGGCATTAATACTCAAGATGCTCCTGTAGGTCAGGATGCTTCTTATGCTTCTATAGCAGAGAATGCAGTCATTGACAGCTTTGGGCGCATAGGTGCTAGGAAAGGTATCAATCTTCTAACTAGCAGTGCTACTCCTTTAGGGTCTAGTGTTGGCGTAGAGAACCTATTCCAGTATGTAGATTACAGTGGTACAACTGTAGTGTTCTCTACTGGCAACAATAAGATATTTACAGGCACTTCTAGCCTTACAGACATAACTCCAAGTGGATACACAGTATCAGCTAACAATTGGAAGATTATAAACTTTGCTAACCACGCTTACTTTTGGCAGTCAGCGCATGAGCCTCTGATATACACAGATGAGTCTGGCTCCGGTGTACTAGAAGCCATGAGTAACCACGGTCATGCTACAGGCACACCACCGCAGGCTAATGAGGCTCTAGCGGCTTTTGGTAGAGTATGGGCTGCTGACATTGTAAACAATAAACACACTGTCTATTGGTCCGATAGTCTTAATGGACATGCGTGGACAGGAGGCAGCACAGGTAGCTTAGACGTTACATCTGTATGGCCTACAGGACATGATGAAATTACTGCACTAGCAGAGTTTAATGACCTGTTGGTTATTTTTGGTAAGCGTAGCATCCTACTGTACTCCGGTGCTTCCTCACCGTCTTCTATGACGCTACAGGACACTATTACAAACATAGGCTGCGTAGCTAGAGACAGCGTACAGTCTACAGGCTCAGACTTGTTTTTCTTATCTAGCTCTGGTGTCCGTAGTTTAGGTAGAGTTATACAAGAAAAGTCTAACCCTATTGGGGATGTCTCTAGAAGCATTAGAGATGAACTTGTTTATAACACTACTCTTGAAACAGGTAACATTAAATCTGTATACAGCGTAGAGAATGCTTTTTATCTTTTAATCTTTCCTGTAACCGCTAAGATTGTTTACTGCTTTGATGTAAGAAGTAAACTAGAGGACGGAAGTAACAGAGTTACAACATGGCCTACTACTGGCATTTTAACGGCTGCTAGAGATGACGTTGGAGGAGAACTATACTTTGGAGGTGTATCCGGTGTATCTAGATACTTTGGATATTTAGACAACACTAGCACTTACATAATGAAGTACTACACACAGCCTCTAGCTTTTGGTGATCCTTCCAGAGTAAAGATGCTTAAAGAAATTAACTTAACTCTTATAGGTGGGTCAGGTAGTCAGCTAGTAGCTAACTGGGCTTATGACTATACAGAAGGTTACAGTAAGCAAGCGTTTACTGTAGCCACAAGTTTGATAGCTGAGTATGGAGTAGCAGAGTATAACGTAGCGGCTTCAGAGTACAGTGCAACTATTGTTATTGACGTTGCAAAGCTAAAAGCTAGAGGA